TTGTAGAAATACTTTTTAATTGTAATCCTCTTTGATTCATTTTAGACTCAACAGAAACAAACATTTCATCTAAGATACCTTCTGGGATTGATTCAGCAGCAAGCACCATAAGATTAACATTAGATTTGATATTTGAAATAATCTGTTCTCTGCTCATATGTTTGGCATTCATAACTCTAATAGTCATATTAGCCAAATCAGTAACATATTCGTCGTTGTAAAGATACATATGAGAAAGGACTCCATGCTTTTCTTTAAATTCAGAAATAATAGCAGTAGCTTTTTTCTCACTAATACCGTACCTTCTATTTTTTAATTTATAGTGATATGCCGGTGGTACATTATCACCAGCATCTCCAGTAAGAACTTTACGGAATCTGAATTCTTCAGGATCGACCTCAACGATAGCCACCTTTTTCTTTCTTACTAATTCCTTAAGTAATTTTTTAGCTTGATTCTCTGGAGAAACAGATACTTTAAGTGCATCAAATATATCATTAGATTCTTTTTCTGTTTCTTCGGCATTCATCCATTCAGAGAATCCTTGATATGTATATAATTTTTTATGTGCTGGTGAAAATAGAATAGTATGAGTATTATTATTTTTACTCTTATCTACTAATTGTACTAAGTCCCTATCTCCTGTAAACATAATAACTGATTTATCGTTAGCGAGACATTCAGTATTCCATGCATACATAAGATCATCACCTTCGGCACCATCAATCTTAGAAACAATAACACCTTGTTTAGATATCATAGAAATAAATTCTGAAGTAATCCTTGAAAAGTTTTCCCAGTTAATGTTACTATCTTGTTTACGATTACCTTTATAGTCTGCCTCCGGATAAAAGTCTTTTCTCCATGATCTTGAATCTACAGTCCATATTACCTTATCGATAAGACCTTCAAATAATCGGATCTGATATGCAAAATCGGTTGCCAATTTTCTCATAAAGGCATTACAGTCTTCATCGGTACCTAATAGACCTTTCTTTTTAGATCTGCTAGGTAATACATATAGAGTCCTAAACAGAAAGTAATTTCCGTCTATGACAAATGTATGTCTTCCTGTCTTTTTCATATAGTATTGGTTTAATTAAATATAACAAGTTTTATTTAAAGTTGAAAGTTTCTTGTAATACAATTTCTTCACATTCATCTTTACTATGACCTTGTAATCTTAAGTGATAATATCTCCTAACTGCTTCACCTAATTGATAATTGTTAGGATATTTTTTATGTAATTTTTCTAAAAATCTTTTTCTCATTATGCTCCATTTAAAATTGATTGTAACTCATATACGCAAGCAAGCATTGAAATAACAGGATCTATGACGAGTTGTCTTTGTGATTGATATTTAGATATACATACGATAACCTGAGGAATGAATGGTACATATGATTGTCTTTCCTGTTTTATGTATTCAATAAACTCTGCACCTAAAGAAGAAAGAACATCATCTACTCTACTTGAGTAATTAGATACTAGGTATTGATAATTTTTTACAGGATCTGTACCGTCAATAACAAGATCATAAACATCTTTATAGACAGAATTAAATTTCTTAATATCTTCAACACTTACAATTTCTAAACCTTGTGATTTAAAACCTTGTACAGCATTTAACATATTTCTTAAATCAGGAAATTTTCTTTTCACTAACTCTACAGCTGCATGTTTATCAATACCTATACCTTCTTCTTTGCAAATTTGAAGAATCCTCATTATGTAACTTTTCATAATTTCAGTTTCCTCATCTTTACTAAAATCAAAATCTATCATTTCAAATCTTGACTGAATAGGATCTGGTACCTTGTTGATATAATTACATGTTGCAATAAATCTTGCATTAACATTAAATTGATCCATTGTAGCTCTTAAAGCTTTAAAGAATTGATCCGATACTCCGTCAATCTCATCAAGAATAATCACCTTCATTTTTCCCGGCTCATCCATGATAGAACGATTAGCACAAAAATCAGTAATTCTATTTCTTACAATATCTACTGATGTATCCGTTGAAGCATTGATATAAAGATAAGGGTGATTAAAATGTTTCACCAAAGCTTTAGCAGCAGATGTTTTACCTGTTCCTGGGCTACCATGTAATAACAAATGTTGATAAACTCCTTTACTTAATTTATCACCAACTCTCTTTGGAGTGATTAGATCATCTAAGGATTTAGGTCGGTACTTTTCTGTTAAAAGAATGTTTTGAATGTTCTTCATATTATTAGATAGATTTATTTTTATATGTAAAAAAATGAAAAGGTTTTATGATGAATAAATAAAAAAAATATAGCTATACATGCGAAGAATCCGTAAAATAAAGCCAGGTAATATACCTACTCCTGCTCAGAATAATGGAATCACTAGAATAGAAAGAGGAGTAAGAACGAGTAAGGTAGTAAAAACAAATGTGGCACCTGTTACACTTCCTAAAAATCCTACGAAGATTGACTGGTCTAACAGACCAAGTGCTGCTAATTGGCCTTATGATTCTGTTAAGCCTTTATGGTTAGGTGAAACTGTTTACATCATTGGTGGTGGACCTTCACTTAAAGGATTTGAATGGAGTTCATTAATAGGTAAAAGAACTATTGCAATAAATAGAGCTGTACAATTTTGGCCACAAGCAGATGCATGTTACTGGACAGATTCAAGGGTATACCAGTGGTACAAAAAAGATATTGATAAATTCCAAGGATTAAAATTTACAATTCGTTCTGGTGTACCGTATGAAGGAACTGTGTATATTTTAAAGAAAGGTCAAAAGTTTGGCCTAGAAGCAGCAAGAGATACTTTAGCTCATGGAAATAATAGTGGATATGCAGCAATTAATTTAGCTGTTCATCTAGGAGCCGCAAGAATTGTATTATTAGGATATGATATGGGTAATGATGGAAAGGTTAGTCATTTTCATGAAGGATATCCAACCAATGCTACAGGTAATGAAATTTACAAAAATGAATTTATTCCAGGTTTTACTGTATTAAGAGAACTTTTATATACCAAAGGAGTAGAATGTTACAATGCATCTATTAATAGTAAGCTAGATGTATTTCCTAAAATAGATTTAATACGAGCATTATCCTTTAGATGATCTACGAACATAAGTGATAAACTCCCTTTGCTCACCTTTTAATAATGATTTACAGTGTTGAGTAAATTCTACAGAGGAATCTATTATCCTTTGATCTACTCTTTTATTCCGTGAGTTATGTGCCTGAGAACATTTGTTACATACAAAGTTTTCAATCTTTTTAGAATTCATTCGTGATTTAATATCAACCCTACAGATTGCACAATTCCAGTCTATTAGATTTGAGTCAGCTTCTACTTCTTTAAGTGTAGTGAGAGTTTCTCTAAAAGGATTCCAAACTATTTTATTAGGATTCTTTTCATGTTCATTCATATCCTCAACTTTAAAGATAACTTCAAAGGCTTGAGTATCAGAATTTAACCATTTAAGATAATCATTATCTAATAAAAGTTTTTGCTTTAAAGGAGGCAGATTTTCCAATAGAATACCATGCCTCCTTTTATACCAACCAAAATTTATTTTACGAACTTTGTACATTATGTTTTGCCATTAACCTTCTAAACTTATCAGTCATAGTTTCACCAGCATGTCCTTCTTTAAGTTCTTCACCAACACTAGGTGGTAGTCCAGCTTTAGGAACTAATGTTTTAGGTTTAGCTTTATCCTTAATCATTTTTTCTATTTCAGATGATCTGTCTTCAGTAACTGATTCTTTCTGCATTGACTCAAGTTCCTTTTTAGCAGCAGCTTCCTTTCTTTTAAGTTCAGCAATATCTTCTTTACTATCTTCAATAGCTTTTTGGAGTTTTTGAATCTTATCCTCAGAACCTCTACCAGTTTTTAAATCTCTTTTAGCTTGATCTAAATCCTTAATAGCTTTATTCATTGTAGTTCTTTCAGCTTCTATGTTATCATTATAGGCTTTAATATCAGCTTCCAATTTTGCACCAGGATCATCAGGAGTTTTATCAAGATCTTGTAACTTTTTCATTACTTCTCCTATGTCATCACCAAATCCTTGTACTAATTCAGTATTACCTTCAGCTTTAGCTTTTTTCTGTCTGGCTTGTTTAAGTTTAATCTCTGCCTGTAATTTAGCCTTTTCATCATCCCCATCTTTAACTGCATTGTATGCTTGTTTTGCTTTTTCAATCTCAGCTTCGGCATCTTCTAAAGCTTTTTTAGTATTAGCCTCTTTACCAGTAGCAGCATCAGTATTTTCCTCATTATCTTTAGATGTAGTAGTTTCAGCATCTGGTTTTGTTTCAGCTGGTTTTGTTTCAGCTGGTTTATCATCAGCTTCTGTTGATACATAATCTTTAAGAGATGCAGTTTCTTTAGCTGCCTTTTGGTTTAATTTAGCAATTTTAACTTTAAGCTGTTTTGTTTCTTCAGCATCAGCTGCTTTAAGTGCAGTTTCGGCAGCAGCAACCTTAGCTTTAGTAGTTCCAATGGTTACAACCTTTTTTAGAGGTTCGGTTGTAGCCAAGTCTTTCATTCTTTGCTGTATAGCAGATCCTTTATCAGCAAGTGCTTGGTTCTTTGCAGCATTAGCAGCTTTAAGAGTATCGTTTGTCTTTTTATCTAATTCACCTTTACTCTTTTGCTTTTTCTTTTCATAGTCAACGTTATTTAAAGATTGTTGAACTTTAGTTTGTTGAAACTTTTTTAAGTTATTCTTAATCTTAATATATTTTACTGGGCTACCTAATGCAGCTCCAATGTTTTCATTAACAAATTCATCGAATGATTTTACTCGCTTCATAATATAATTTTTGATTTTTTTATATATTCCGTCACTATAAAATAAAAAAGGATCCCCGAAGGGATCCTTTCTATAAGATATTAAAATCTGTGGTATTAGATTAATGTAGCACCACCGCTTAAATCAAAGCCCATAGTGTAATACATTAATTCAGGATTGAATCCAGCATCTACTAAAGCGAATCTAGATTTAACCGCAATTTTAGGAGCCATAGTTCCTTCAGCGATTGTCTCAACTGATTCAGCCATTAAGTAAGGCATGAATACTAAACCTGGTGAATTACCATCACCTTTTCTACCTACAGCAACTCTCAAGTCATTGAATGCTCTGTTAGGATCAACATAAATAGTTACCCCAGCAATTGCACCGATTGGATATAAAGATCCACCAGCTTGGTTAACTGTATTAGATAACGGATATGCAACGAAACCAGCAACATCTTGAAGAGCAGTAGCCATTTCTCCACCAGTTACAGCGAAGGTAGCAGGTCCTCTTCTTCCTCTTGTAGCGATAAGGTTAGAAGCAGCAAGGATCTTAGTAAAGATTCTTCTTTGTAAAGTTCCTTGAGTTTCACCACCACCGTCTACTTTAGTAGAAGTAACAGATACTGTTTGGTTACCGTTAGAAGTGTTGTTAGGTCCTAATGTAATAGTTTTACCAGCACCACCTGTAAAGTCGTATGCAGCTGATAATTTAGTACCATTAACAGTTTCGATATTCTTAGCGTTAGTAACACCATTTCTAAAGATTCTGTCAAGGATGTACTTATTGATAGATTGAGTTAACTCATTTACCAATACAGCTTCTACTTGAGCAACAGCATCGATACCAAATTGCTTAAGGTCTTGAACTTGTTCTCTAGTCACAGCAGCCGCTACTTGGAAAGTATCAGCAGCAACAGACTTGTTGAATAAGCTTAATCCCATGATGTTATCTGGAGTAGATTCTCCAACACCTCTTTGGTAAGGATTTAAACCATTGATATTCTCATCAGCAAAACCAGGTGCACCAGTCGCAGGGTTATTGCTTTCAAAAGCGTTACCTGAGAAACCAGAGATATGGTCTTCTAAAGCAGCTACTAATTCAGGCTTTTCATTAAATGATCCACCGACAGTAGTTGTTGCAGCATCTTCCCAGAAATCTTTACCATTCTGAATAGAAGTGTAAATTGGCTCATAACCAGTTTCACCTTGAGCGAAATTAGTATCAGTAGCCACAGAGTTTCCTCTTACTCTAAAGATTCTCTTACCATCGATTCTTGATTTTCCAACCAATGTCAATTCGTAAGCAGCGTTATTAGATGCAGAAGATGCAGCGTAGATGATTCCATTAGGATCAGTAATTGATTTACCAGAACCTAAAGTTAAATCTACTTTAATTAATAATGGTGCAGAGTTGCCGTCTATTCCACCAGCTTGTGATACTCTACCACCACCATATACAAAGTCTAGGTAAGTAAGAACTCCCATAGGGCCTTGCATTGGTACTACAGGAACTAAGTCTAAACCTACAGTCTGAGCAGCAACTTGCATAGCAAGTGGAAGCAAAGAAAATGGTCTATCACCAGAACCTACAGCTTGTCCAGGGAATGCATTCATTGATCCAGGATCTCCTGGCAATGTAACAGCACCCATTGACTGAACATTCATGTTCGGATTGAGGTGTACAGTATTGTAGACACTTTCATTAAGGTTATGGTAGTGACAGTACTTAGACATCCAAGCTAACTTAGATTTTTCAGTAATACCAGTACTTTCCTCAATGATAGGGCCCCAAGTCTTTTGTACTTCAGCCTCGTTAATTAATTGATTTGCGTACATTTTATTTGTATTTTTTTCGCAGTTTTTTGGAATTTAAAATTCCTTTTCTAATCGTATAAGCTCTTTGCTTCTTAGCTATTCGATTAATTCTTTTTATCTATTTAATCTAAATCTCATTTTTTCAACTAAATCATTCTTATATGATTCATTCAATAAAGGTTCTTTAGTTTGTGCAGCTTCAGCAGCAGTTTTACTCTCGTTAATTTTTTCTATTTCAACTTGAGTACTTCTTAAGTCTCTGGTTGACCAGAAATTATTAATTGCATACTGAGTATTTGTAGAATGGAATTTAGATTCAGAAATGATTTGCTCTTGTCTAGCCTCAGAAAGATTTGACCATCTTTCCTTATACTTTTCTGGCATATCATCAATGATATTTAATTCTCTTGGTTTTTCAATGAAATTTGATTCCCAAATGTTTTCAGCTTGTACTGTTGACATAATAGGAGTTGCGTTCATTGATTCAACAATTGATTTTTGCTTATCTTCAGATAATTCATTAAACTGATTCTTTTTAGATTCAGTTAAGAAATTCATAAAGTGCATTTCATTAACAGCTTTAGCTTCTGCTTTGGCAATTAAAGAATTTAATTTCTCATCAATTGTTTCTTCATAACTTACTGTATCTTCTTTAGATTCAACAGATTCAGTTATTGGAGTTTCTGTTTTAACTTCTGATTCATTAATTGCTTCACCTTCTTCAGTGTTAACTTTTTCTGCAATATATTCAGAATACTTAATACTCTTATCTAAGTTTTCAGAAAGATATTCAGAGTAAGCAATGTTTTGATCAACTTTTTCTGCAATGTATTCAGAATAGTTAATTCCTTTTTCTAAGTTTTCAGCAACATAATTAGAATACTGAATTCCTTGGTCTGCTTTTTCAGCAACATGTTCAGCATATTGAATTGATGTATCTAATTCTTCAGCAAGATAAGTAGTATAATCTTTTATCTTATTCATGTTCTCAGCAAGATAATCAGAATAAGATATACCTTTATCTATATTCTCTGCTAAGTATTCTGCGTAATCACTTATTTGATTTACTTTTTCAGCAATATGCTCAGAGTACTTAATAAGCTTATCCACAGTTTCAGTTTCGTTTGAACTAGAAGATTCCTTTACACCATTTAATACTCCTTGTACATATTCAGTATATTTATTGAAATCTTCAACGGTTACAAAATTGTTATTTTCCATTGTTAGATCTTCTTTTTTAATGTCTTCGTTATTTTCTATAGTAGATTCCATTTCGTATATTAAAAGGTTATTGTCATTTTCAAAACCAAAAGATTCGTTTACTCTTGACAGTTCAGCGTTTTCAAAGCCAGGATCTGCAACTAAATCATAAGTAAAGAATTTCTTAATCTTAACCTTTCCATTCTCGTCCACTGTACCAGCAGCTCTACTAGAAATATGTAAAGGTATTCCATCCTTTATTAAAGCTTGAGCCTCTTTACCTTTTGAAGTATTTAATAATCTAATTTTACCTACTACTTGTTTATTATTTTCATCGTATGTTAAATCTTCAACAACATGAGATACATTAGATAAACTAACATCAAAATCTTTTGGGTGATCTAGTTCACCAAGAAGCTTATTAGTTTTAACTTTTTCTTTTAGTTCGTTAATATGAGGAAGAACTTCTTTCTCCTCATAAATTCTGTTATTCTTGTTACGAACACCAAACTCTGTAAATACACCCTCTAAAGTAATTGAACCATCTTTATCGGTTGTATAATTAAGGTTTGAATTTGACCTTTCAAGAATAAGTAGTTTCTTTCCTGACATGTTCTACTATTTATTTGATTTATATATTACAATCTTTGCAAAGTTTTTATCCAAGACCAGCCAACGGATCATCTTCTATACCATCATCTTTCTTTTCTGGTTTAAATTGATCTTTTGGTGCTCCTAAAAGAATCTTTTCGATATCTTCATCAGAATATCCTTCTTCTTTTAATTGTGTCCTTTCTTTAGCCCTTTCATTAGCTTTTATATCTTCACGAGTAAATCCTCCGTACCTCTTAACAAGGAATCCTAAATCAAAGTATGGTATTTCTGTCATCTCTGCATCCATTGTACTTAATTGAGTTTTAAGGTTTCCAATAAAATCAACTCGTTTTGTTTGTAATTCCATTTCTTTCATTTCTTCAAATACATTATCTTTAACAAACTTAAGTCCTAAACCGGCTTTAAATGAAACATCATTTTTAAGTTCAGGATGGTTAAGACACATTTGAATATAAACTGGCTTAATTAGTATTTCTTGATAAATTGATCTTAAGCGGTCAATAAATTTAGAGAACTTAATTTCATCTCTCATCATACCGCTCGCATCCATCTCATATGTATTTCCACCTTCTCTATCAAATCTTGAGAATGGAATCTTAGATGCTAATTTTAATTTATCCGAGAAGTACTTTAATGATTCTGTATCTCCAAGATCTGGTCCATCTCCACCAATTGTACTAATCTCTGGTG